ATAACTAGGTGTGTCAGACACATGCCAAGTATCCCCAACCCACTTGGCAGTCCTTTCATGGATTGTTTGTAAGTTCATTTCTAGTTTATTGTCCTGTTTTCAAGTTGGTCTAAAACTCGTTGCCCAATCTCGGATGCCGTTTCGGTTAATAAAAGAGGCACTTCCATCTCGTCAATGTTTAGCCCCAATACTTTTACTGTGTTGGTTTCGCTATTGGCAAACACAACTACGATAGACACATTTGAGTCGCCCTCTGCTTCAGAGATTGAGCGTTTAATTTGGTCAATCGCTACGTCTTTTGTCGTTACTATTTCCATAATTACTTTCTATAAGGTTAAGTACTTTCTCTACATCATTCAAATTATCTTCGTTCACTACGAGCGTGGTGCCACCCACATCTCTTATCTTCTGCATCTCTAGTTCTTGTAGAGCCGTTGGCTTATTACTGCCTGCCTTGCACTCAATCCCAATGAAATGTCCTTTGCAACAGCACACAATATCAGGAATACCGCTACGACCAAAACCACCCATCACAGGGTAAAAGTAATACACACCCCGTTTTTTAAGCAGCGTCACTACTTTCTTCTTTACCTTTGCTTCCGGTGTCATCTTCGTCTGCCTTTTCTATGGTTAGTTCACTTGCAGGTATTTCATAGGTAGTTATCCTAAATCCACACACGCATATCTTTCTACGGCGAGTCCAAAACTCTGACTGACTTGCTTGCCTAGTTTGCGTGGTCATTAATTTTTCACTGCACTCGGGGCAAAATCTCATTCGACTCCTCCTCAAATACACGCTGAACCAACCATGCAAGCCGTTCAAACTTGGCAATGTCTTTGCGTATCTCGTTCATACCAAAGCCGGCTTTCTCAGACAATACAATTACATCTTCTCTACTTAGTTCGCCCATAAGTCAATCCAAACAAAAAGTCCATAAACAATACTGCCAAACATAAGGAGTGCAAGAGCCACTCCCCCGATAATAACAAACAAATTTTTAGTTCTATCCCAATCAGTTTCACAACGCCACATGCCAGTCGCATAGTCTGCGTCTTTAACCGCCTCACTATAACTTCTTGGGAGTGGGCTTAGATTTTTACGAAGTATTTTTTCAGCTTCTAGGTAGTTCAAAATGGTGCCTCCTCAAATTCAATTAAGTCAACTGTTTCTTTAGGTTTACGAACACACTTAAATGTCCAACCCTCTCTAGCCTGTGCAATTTGCCTAGCCTCTTCTTGCCTGCCGACAACTCGCATCAGTTCACCTTCTTCATCATACACCATGTAGCTCACGCCGTTTCTCCCTTTGTTGTTGCATGACGTAATAAAATCTACCAAACAAAACAACGGCATAGAGCAACCACCACACTACATCAGCTTCGCCCTCGTAGAGTATGTAGGCTACAAGAATCTCAATCATTTCTTTCTCCTTTCAATCTCTCGCTTGATATACCAAATGGCTTTCTCTAGGTCTTGAATGCTCTCGCCCTTGAGGTCAGCCCTCCATATGTATTTGATTGCGTTGCCCAAACAAAACCCCATATGCTCGGTGATCTGAATACAGTCGATTCCACTTGGGTGTGCGGTGTAGTGCTTGGGTCTATTCACAGGGTCGTTTAGGGTTTGTTTCATCTTAATCATATCCCCCAAAGTCCTTGGCAATACAGTATCGTCGCTGTATTGCACCCACCCTGCAAATGGAATAGGCTCAACGCTTGCCCCACTATCTACGATGTGCGGAGGTGCTTTCTGCTCAGTCATTTCTTAGCCCCTTTCTTTTTCTCCTCGGCTTCATTAAGTTGTTTGCGAATATAGAGAACATCTGTACTTAACGCATCTAGTAGATTACTCTGTTCTCTAACTATGTCATGCACCCCCCATATCGCACCGCTTTCATCGTTTGAGTCGCTATCAAGACCGACCGCTACCACACCGCAGATACTTCTAGCGGTTTCTAGTTTGTAACTTATCTCGTCTATGTCACACGATAACTGCCACAACTTCTCCGAGAGTGTGTTTTCGCTTTCGGTTAATAAATCTACAATACTTTTCTTAGACATTTACAATCTCCTTTTTTTCATATAAACGACTGCTCTGTCTTGCTAGGCAGTCACCACACTTCCACCGCTTAACTCGTTTGTTCGCCGTTGCCACAAATTTACCTGTTCCAATAGGCTTCATGTTCTGACACGACGAACAAAACTTCTTTCCTAATATCCTATCTTGGGCGGCATGCACCGCCTCATAGGTTTCCATCAACTCACGCTTTTTACTTGGCACTTTCATCCCTTGCTAAAGTCTTAAACAAATACTCTTTCCTAGGTGATGCACCCATGCGTTTTAACTCCCCTTCCAAATACAACTTATGTTTACCATGTGTTCGCATAGGACCAACATACACACCGCTTTGGGTATAGTGTGGCAGATAAAGAAACCCGAATAGCGTGTAACATTTATACAGTTCTTTCTCTGCCGATGGTTCTTGCTTACTGCCTTCTAAAAATAAATTCACTTCTTCTCTCCTATTTGCTTAAGTAACTTTTTGGCTTTCGCCTCGTGTTTGCTTTCCAATGCGTCAAGCACATTGTCAAACAGAACTTCTTTTGACACTGGTCGCCCATGCCTATATCTTCTGCGATGGACTTCTTCTACGACAGTCCCATTCCGCACTACGATTGGGTTGTTTAACATACACCCCCCTTAAAAGTTAAACTTGCTGAGGATTGCATCAACTTCTTTCTTGACCTCGGTGCGTGTAGGAATATCCTTACGCAGATCATCAACCGCAATACCGCTAATCGCATTCTTCAACGCTACCCTAGCCTGTTCCAACTCTGCGTCTTGTGTAATGTTGAGATCCTTGGCTAGTGCGCATAACTCGTGGGCAGTATCTAGTAGTGAGTTATGGAACATGCGAGTCTTGAGTTCACCGCCTACTGTATCAACCGATAAGCGATCTGACATACGAGCAAGGTGGTCTTTCAATCGTGTCTTAATATCAGACATAGCATGCTCGATGCGTTCATCAGCCAACTTCTGTAACTTACTTTGTAACTCTTGTTGAGCCTCGTTGCCTACATCAATGCGGAAGTCACCCGAGGTTGGGACAGGCATGTAGTTAACTCTGAACTCAAAACGATGCTTGATGTCGTCTGCGGTGGGATACTCGGTGCGGTTAAACATATCACCAAGAGCCATCGCCTGTGCAGTAATGAGAGTTGGGTAAGCCGTTACGAAGTCATCTACTAACTGATTGAACTTATCCTCATACTCCTGCATGCGTTGATTGAACTCCATGAACTTGGCAGTAGTCAGCAAACGCAAACCTGAGTCAGACCAAGGCAGAGTTACATCATAGAGATAAGTGCGGATAGTGCCTACATGCTGATTGATTACCTCCAACTCATTACGCCCAGCGAGCAGATGTTTGTTAACACGAGCCGCACCTTTGTTCTGTGCTTTCTTGGTGCTAACAACTTCTTCCGTAGTGGATTTGTCCAATTTGCGTGCAGTCCATTGGCGAACATTGACCTCAACCAACATAGCACATGTATCAATATTAAAGCGTGTCATAGTATTTCCTTTCGTTTGTATTAAGAATAAATGCGAACAGTCTTACCTTTGCTTGCCACGAAGTGGTCGTTATCTACTACACCGAACAAGGTAGGGAACTCGGGTAGTTTGTAATCGCTTTCTATGTAGCCATCTGTCAGGTAGAGAACACCACGAGGCTTCAACTTGTTGTCCTCGATATACTCTGCTACACAACTGACTCGTGTGCCACCACCACCGGCGGGTTTGAGAAGTCTAGCAATACCCTGATACTCGTGTTGCTTGAACACTTGATCGCCGACAACGCTACCCTCCCACCACAGGACACGAACAGATTGCGGTAATACATTCTCACAGATACGAGCAATCTCGCCGAACACGACAGGATACAGATGCCCCATAGAACCCGAAGTATCGCAGGCAACAATCAACTCCCCTGTGCTTTCGCTGAAGTGGCTAGGCATGATGATACCGAGAGGCAGTAAGCGTTTGTTGGGCGGTGCGAATCTAGAGAAGTCATCACCCTCACACAGGGCAGTAGCCCACTCACGCAGATGCTCACGCCAATTCGTGTCACGCTTCTTGGTGAGTCTGTCGATTGGATTACCTAGACTACCTGTGCCACGATTCTGCAAGCGTCTTTGTAATACCTTGCCTTGGTGTAGTGCCTCTGTGATTTCCTTCTCAGTCTTGGCAGATACCTCGTTGCCTAGTTTGCCGATCACATGCTGATCCATTGGCTTACCATTACCACCCTTGCCCTCACCCTCGCCTTGCTCATAGTCCTTACCGCCGTTCTCCCTGAGCAGATGTTGCAACACCTCAACGAATGACCAACCAAAGAACTTAGGGTCAAGCAAAGGTGGCACAGATGTTGGGTGTTCAACGAACTCATGCTTTGGATCTGTTTCCTCGATAGTGCCGTTGACTACATAATCCATAGCCACATTGCACAGGCGAGGATACTTCTTACACAGATCAGCATAGGTAGAGCAATGATGTAAGGCTTTGTGTAACGACTCATGCAATACCAAGAACCTCAACTGCTTGCGACTCATAGGCTCGATGAACGAGGGGGCATACCACACATCACGACCATTGGTGCCTGCGGTTTCACAGGACTCGTCAATCTTGACATCACCGACATACACAACACCCGACAACCCCGCAAACTTGGGGTCATTGGATATATCGACATGACACGAAATGATACGATCGTTTAACGACATCTTATTCCATACGCTACTCATAGTGTTCTCCTTATTTGCCTGTGAAGTAAATCTTGTTATCTTGCAACATGCTTTGGAACTCAGTAACAGTCACGAAGTTAGTGACACGACTAGACTGCGCTAAGTTATTACAGAACATCGACTGCATCTCCTTACGCATACGCTTGACATAGATACATACCGACTCGGCTTGCTCTCGTGTATTGGTTTGTGTAATACATTTGAGAACTGTAATGATCTGTGCAACAGGATTGCTAGGCACAGGGCATTTGCTTGGGTCAGATACTATGCGATTGTATGGCTCGGTCTGCTCACCGAACTTGATGAAAGCATGAAGTGACTCGGCACTTGACGCACCGATTGTGCCTGTGAGTGATGCCATAAGAGAGTCGTTGTCCATGTGGTCTTTCTCATACACAATGTCAGATGCGGCATGCAGACTGCGAGGAGTTACATAAGATGTTTGCGCAATCGCAGGGTTGAAGATGTGGGTGTTGTGACCCTCTTGATTCTGACCATGATACTTACCGCCATTTTGGTAGTCCAAGAAACTGTCGAACAACTGCTCTTCTAACTCATCAGTCCATGCGATAACCTCGGGGGCAATACCCTTGTCGAGTGCCCACTCACGCCATTCCTTTTGGGTTGGCTTACGCATTTTGACGAACACCAAACGATTACGCAGATGAGCCTGAATGTTATCGCCCAATCCCTCGACACCTAGGTTAGTAGCACAGAACACCACGCTGTTCTCAGGTAACTCGTAGTTACCAACACGACGCTCGTAAACGATTGGTGCAAGAACATCTTTGATGAACTGCTTGGCTTTGGCAATCTCATCGAGGAATATCAGGGCGGGTCTACTGCCATTGACACCTCGTTGGTTGTCACGATTAACACCGAACCTCTCGTTAGGTAACTCACGAGATACACCCATCTCCCGATCAATGTCGGGCATCCACACCGAGCCGTCAGATAACTGCGTGCAATCAATAGGCTTGACATGAATGTGGTTGGCAAAGTGTGGGTCATTGGCTAGTGCATAGAACAAACCGGTCTTACCGATACCATTCTCGCCCTCAACAATGATGGTGCGCTTGTGACCGATTGCCTTGACGAGTTGTGAAACTTGCTTGAATGAAAGCATTGACATAATTAATACCTTTCGTTAGTTGGTACTACATTTAGTAGAGTGATACTACATATTGTTGTTTTACTTAATGATACTGCCAAGTCAAATACTAGACACCTCCTTTCGTATTGGGATAAACCCTTAGTAATAAAACTTGCGTGGAATGGTGGGTTGAAACTGCCCCCATGCCGTTCTCTCTGTGCCTGTCTTGATGCCTACCATATCAAGCACCTTGTTTGTTAACGACTTATGGAAGTCCTCGATACTAACCTCGTCAGCAATCTTACGCATGGTTTGTTTGTAGGCTTCTATCTGCTCAGAGGATTTATTCCATGTGCTAAACAAAGCACCACCCCATCTCTCGCCCTCGGGCTTGTAGTTGTAGATACGCTTGTTAACAAGAATGTCAAATATATCCTGACCCATGTTGAGGAATGCTTCTATGTAGCGAGGGTGTTCTGTTTCTTCTTTACCAAAGGTATGAATCACTCTACGGAAGTCCTCGACTGATTCCGGTGCGTCATGCGCTGTGCCAAAGGGAATGCCCAAGTTATTAGCGAATGCTACATTGGCACGATACTCAGGCATACGCAACATGGCTAAGGTCACAAGCGTATCGACTTTCTTCTTGAACTCTCTGCGTTTCTGTTTGTCCTCGGCTGATGAGGTGTTGGTGAATATGTCTGCATGATACGACTTAGATACATCAAGCAGTCCATTCTTGAAATACAACACCGCCGAATGTTCACGCCCTTGCTTCTTAGCGTAATACTGTGGCACATATGGAACCTTGACTGTCTTGTCCTCGGCTATTGGTAGTGAGTAGTAAGACAGCCCATGCTTGTAGATGAATGTGTTAGTGGTCTGGCTGTTGTAGTAATTCATCTCTACCTTCTCATACCCCTCGGCATCAGGTGGATAGAATGTGGCGATGTTGGTGTCATACAAGCGGTAATAGATAACGCCATCATCACGCTTGTGTATGCCGTAATGGAAGTAACTTGCGCTATCCAATGGTCTGCCGTTATCGGGCATGGCTTTCCACTTCTTACTGCGTGGTGGATTGTATGCTCTCTCGTATCGGTGTAATGCGTCTGTGTAATTAAACATATTGTTTCCTTTCATTATTTCTGATTTGTGAATGTGATACCCATAGATGGTTCTATATAGTCCCATCTTCTTCTCCATCGTCAAAACTACCAACGAAATCTTTCTCTGCATTTAGTATTGGGTGTGCTAGGCACTCGGTGAAGCGTTGAATCTGTATCTGAATCTCATCAAGACTTTCACCGCCAACACATGGGTTGCAATGACCCGATGGTTCTCCTTTCTCGTTGTAATAAACCTCTTGAATCTCAAGCCAAGGTTCGCCGTCATTGTCCTTCGATAAGTCAACTATTCTATGGTTCCAAAACATAATACTTCTCCTTCCTCGTCAAAGTTAATATCGTTGTTCTCAAAATGTTCAAGCATTACTACATCACTACACAACCACTCATACTCTTGTTGCAACTTCTTATAGATCGTATCAGCATACTCTCTCGCACTCTCGGCAATCGCCTCGGTAATATCGTCTTCCCTTTTATACGGCATTGTGGAGTCAGACATTATCAAATCCATTACAGTATTAACAGGTATGTCTTTGAGTATTGAATCACCACCAAGCGGTGAGGTGTCATGGTTTACATCCATATAGTAGTAAACCTCCCAATGATCGAAAGACATAGTGCCTGAGTGTGAGTAATGGTTGTGTGATGCGGTGACGCCAATGTGCTTGTCTGCCCAATTATTGTTGATGAGTTCTATCCAAGCGGTTAAACCTATACTGTCCTTTGTGTGCGTTCTGAGCCATTGAACTACATCAATCTGCCCTGCCCATGATGCGCCATCACCTTGCGACCAAAAGCCTGAGAAGTAAATCTTGTCAATGCAAAAGCCTTTCTCATAGCCGTCTTCCTTGGCGTCGTCATACACACAGTCCCACCACTCATAGTCAAGCGACTCTATGTATCTGTTCCGCACCTTGTCCTGTGCGGTTGTGCTTAGTTCGTTGTAGTGCATACACTCTCCTTTCAAAAGCGAGGTGAAACCCACCTCAGTTAAACGATATCGTTGCCGACTTCAACTTCTCACTAAGAATCCTCTCGACTACATCATCAATCTGATTCTCTACTGCGCTCTCTACTGCACTCTCTACCTCGCTACTAATATCTACATGATCGTCAAGGCTGAATGAATTACTGAAGTGGCTTTCTACTGCCGACTCAATCTCATACGAATGATCCATGTCCTCAACAAGCGTTTCAACCTTCTCCTCGACTGCCTCTTTGAACCAATCGGCTTGCTCAAGCACAGTATCAACTGTTCGTATCAGGTCTTGACTTGCTTGTTGTGGTTGTGATATGGCTTCCACAAGTTTGGTAAAGGTTTGTGTAAGTTGTTGTGCTAGTTCTTGCACAGTCGGGGTATATTGAAACCTACTTGCGTCTTGCACAATCTTATGTGCTTGCTCATGCTGTGCCAATAGTGTTTGCATTGCTTCTTCCTCCTCTTGAGTTACTTCCATGCTGTTGATCTGTGTTGGTGCAGTCATGCCGTTGTCCTCCATTAGTTTTGTTGCTTGCTCGGTTTTCGTTGGTGTTAAGTCCTGCAATGTGAATGTTGTCATGCTGTTTCTCCTTGGTTTGGTTCGCTAAAGTTGTAGTCTTCGGGGTCGCAGTTACGCAGGTCGTCTAGTTCGTCAAGGTAAATCTCAATCTCCTCGGCTAAGTACTCGGGCAAGTCAGGTGATAAGTCCTCAACAATGCCGTCATTCCATGTGATGATTACCTTGCAATCCGTAATCATGTAGTCGCCTGTTCTTCCGTTTCGTTTCATTTCATTTCTCCTGTTTGTTCGACTTCTTTCCAATTCCAACCTAATACTATCTGCTTGTCCTTCAACAACTCAACTGCCTCCTTCGGATCTCGTGCCTCTATCCTACGGACATACCTCTTGCCTTCTATCATGGCATACACCTCGTGCCACACAAACTCTTTACTATCGTTTTGCTCAACACACTTCACAGATACATTTCTCAAATTAGCCATTTGCTTCCTCCGTTTCTTTCTCCAATACAGGTTCACCACTCAACTCAAACTTAATGTATCGCACAGGGTAAACATAATCAGATAAGTCCCACGCATTCTCTCCGCCTGTTTCCTGTTGCAAGTCATCATCTTGCTCACCGATCCGCACGAACAACCAATTAACATCATCAGGGAATAACTCCTCAGCACCTACCATGAAATCGTGATGCACCCTGACATCTGCAAAGTCGTCATACCATTTGGCACTCGACACATGAAACGCTAACTTATTGTCGCTATGGTCTGTAATGTTTTGCAGTTCCCTGAGTGCCTCGTCAATGACAGGATCCGCTTTGACCTTCTGTAAGTTAATGAATGTTTCCTTCTGCGTCTTGTCCTTGAACTCGATGACATACGCTACCTCGCTGTAATAACCCATTACTTTTCTCCTTTGTTTAGGTTGTTAGTTTGTGTTTTCCCCAAGAACAAACCCGATTGCAAAACTACTTAATGCGATACCTACTATCGGTAGTATCGGTGCTGAACCCACTAACCAACTGACTGATACAGTCAGCGTGACTACGAACATTGCAAAAATAATTAAGAACCACATGATGTTTCCTTTCGTTTTAAGTGAGGTGAACTTCACCTCGGTTTAGTCTTTGTATCGAACTAGGTTTAGCGTCTTAAAAGGTATATTGAAATATAGGGGCGTGGGGCTATCCCCCGAACACTCTTTGACTTTGACACTGGTCGCACAGACTTCTTGCACCTCATAGCGGTGCAATAGCCCCCTCCTATCTTTCTTAATTAGATTACTGCCTACACCTATGACCCTACCTGTTTTCTTTTCCATTAGTGGCATTTAGATGTTTCCTTTGCTTTCATATACCTAGAACACGCATGGCAACGGCTAACGCCCTGCTTACCGCACCTGAAACATTGTTTATACATATCAACCTCCTTCGTAGTAACTAAGGCTACCGCACTCAGGGCATACAACTTCTGCTTCTTCTACCCCTTCAAGTTCATACTCGGCGTGGGTTTTACTAGAGTGACCACAGTCCAAGCACTCGTTAGGCGTAGCGTCATCTAGCACACCAACAAACGCCACGATCCTACGCCCATCAATAGACAGGCAACCCCGTTCTTTTAATATATCTCTCATCACTACCTCCCCATAAAAAAGATTGATAAATGAATTGCCATATAAACCCACAACAATACCAACAACAACTTAATCATACTATCCATAGTATTACTCCTCTGATAAAAAAGCGAACAAACGATCTTCAGGAACAAACCGCAACAGTTCTTCAATCGCAGTCAAGTCTTCATTGTGTATATCCCGTTTAACCTGAAGCAAGACTTGGTCTATTAGATCTTCCCTAGTTCTTGGCACTCCTAGTTTCTTAAACATCATCTACTCTCCTCTCTTAAAAATTGGTCGTCTGCTACTGTTCTTTGATGCGTAGGGTATGTTGTTGTATCGGTCTATGAAACTCTCCGCTACCTCGACATCTACCCCATCAGTCCAATTCTCTATATTGCGTTTGTGTGGCGTGTTGCCTGACTTATTCTTTTGTAGTTCTAACTGACCACGCAACTCAATTAGGAAATCTAGGTAGTCCACAAAGAAACTATACAAACCCCCGTTCTTACCCTCGTGATAAATCTTTGCACTCCTCGCCTCTTTTATTTCTCTTGACAGGGGTCTGATGATCTTCGCCCATCTCTTTTGTATAACTTGTTTCTCAACTCGTGCGGTGTTGATTGCTTTTTTGCGGATCGCTACCCATTGTTTGATCTCTGCTATGCGGGCAGGTGATTTGTATCTCTTGTGTAAGAGGTTGTGTAGTTTGTTTGCAGAGAGTTTAGTTAGTCGTGTGTGTTGCATGGTTGTCCTTTCTGAGGTGAATCTCACCTCGGTTTTGTCCACTTATTTTATTTCAGTCCCAACATTCTACCGCTTGCGACCATATTGTGGGCGACAGCAAAGCCTTTTGGTTATTAGGTTTTTTGAATTTTGTCCTGAATGTCC